ATTGAAACACAAGTAAAATTAAATACATCATAAGGCCAACCTAACCAGGCGTCGCTTGATCTCATATTAGCAATGCAATGTATTGTGTTGTTACGTATGACAAATTGTAAGTTTGTAGTGCAAGGTATATCTTTACTTTGCGGTGGTTTTTCTCGCCATATATTAATAACCGCTTGTCTTGTGTATGGATCTTGATCCAATAAATTAATTACATAAGATATTTGATCAACAATTTTAGGACCGTAGCTGCCAAAAAATCTAACGCCGTCATCACTAAATTGTGAAATCATTTTTGAATAAGGCGCAATTGTACTAACTCTGTTATCACCAGATAAAATCCAAGCAGCTTCAGCGTATCTAAATTGATTACCAAGCTTACGCTCTGGTATATTTAAAAACGGTTTAGTCATATCAATACAACTTTGATAACCTATTAATTCTTTTGTAAAATGGGTACGTGGTGAAGATAATTCACCTTTATCTAATAAATCAGATAACATTTTTTTCCATACAGTATTAATGTTCAAGTGCAAACCTCCTTACAAATTGATCTAATGTTTCTATGGTGTAATCAAATATTATAAACTCTTTGCATGTATCAAATAAAAATTCATACATGTCGTAGACATTTTCAACAGTTGAAAAATCTTCTTCATTGTCAGCTGCTCGCATTGCAAAGCGTGTTGCCACAAGATCTTTTGGTGGCAAGCAACCTATATAAATTGGATCATATGTTTCTGCTTCGTGTTTAAGATCTGTAATATTGTATTCAATTTTTTTACGAAATAAATTACCGTACACAAATTCACTTGGCCAAAAACGATCTATAATAATATTCTTTTTTTCTAAGCTTTCTATATGTGAAGCACGTAAATATTTATGCTTTTTTAATATATTGCGATTTAAATCTCGCCATACAAAATTTTTATCTTCGTCTAAGCTGTTATGTATATACGAATGTTTTGCAAAATGATTTAATAAATGTTTTGCTAAAGTTGTTTTACCTGAACAATCAGGTCCTTCCAATATTATCCTCATATTATTTCAGTTACTCCATAATGCTTAGATGCAAATTCAATAATACGGTCTAAAGATTTTTGCTGCTGCTCAGTGTATGATGTATCTTTTTTCTTGTCTGTAGTTAAACCACCAACAATTAAAACAGATATAGCATCTTGTCTGTCGCTGCCGATTTTATTTATATCACGACCTTTTTCTAACGTGCCATCAAGTCTAATAATAAAATGATGTGCAATACCTAAATTACCTTTTGCTAATTCAGCTTTATGTAAATCATGTTTAGTTAATTTTTCATCAGGCACCGTATTTGTGCGTGTAATTTCAATTACCTTTGTTTCTTTTCTATTTTTAAGTCCTGTTGTTTTTATCATGTAGCCATTCCCTTGGTATTTTTGCATCACAAAAATCAAAACCATATTTGTTACACCACATGGCATAAGTAGTTTTTGATTTTTTGTTTAATTTTAATTTTGAATTACTAAAAACAAATCGAATATCTAATTCAGGATTTTGTTCTTTAATTAGTAAATGTTTCTGTCTGTCTTTACTGCTAAATAAACCTTTTACTTCGCAAATAATTCCATTTGATAGGATAAAATCAGGCTTGTAATAAGATGGTTTTGCAGGTTTTAAATAGTTCACTTTTAATGTTTCATACTCATAAGAAATATTTAAGTCGTCTAATTGTTTTGCAATCTTAACTTCAAAACCTGATCTATATCCTAGTTTGCGTACAGCTTTACTTGTGTAAGTTGATTTAAAAGTCATCAAGAGAGCTTTCGGCAGGTGTTTTAACCGGCGTCATAGTCTCTCCTTTATGTTCGTAACCTTCTTCCGCAGTAAAGCCAAAGCTTTGTGATGATCCTGAATCACCAGTCACAAGTTCAATAACTTGAACTGCATTTAAATAAAGCGTAATACCTTTATTACCTCCTGCTGAATACGCAGCTGCAGTTGCAGAAATTTTAATTTGTGATCCACCAAATACATTTACATCTTGCATTGGTTTGCCTGCTGCATCAAACAAAGCAGGTTTATTTTTTGTTTTAAATTTAAAAACATAATTGCCTGTTTCTTTGTTTTGATCATCAAGTTCTTTTGAATAAGGCATTTTACCTTTTGTATTTGGAAAATGTTTTTCAAAATGTTTCTTAACTGATGCTGCAATGCTTTTTGCTTCATCTGCTGTTAATACTAAATCTGTTTTATAAATGCCATCAGCATCAAATTTAGTATCAGCTTTTATTAACCACGGATATTTTGCAATACCTTGTGGCGTTGTTATTTTTAGATATTTATCTTTATTATCCATTAATAATTAACTCCTTTAGTTTCTATGACGTGTACCAATTAATACACAAGTGCATTGATTAACTGAAAAAATAGTCAGCTTTCAATACTTCGTTAATATCTAAGTTACCTTTTTTTGGTAACTCCGGGATTTTGTGATGGTGCTTTTCTGGTATGATTGCTAATGCATATTGTAAAAACGTTTCTAACGGATCTACTTGTGTATACAAATCAACAAATGCTTTGCGTAAACATTCATTTAATACTCCTTGATTAGCTGCGTGTGTACCAAAAGAATCATGCACCATTGCAAAATCAGTTATGCCTTTTTCTTTTGCATAATTTGTTGTTAACAACATTGTTGTAGCATCGAGTGCATGCACAAAGTTCGGTGAGATACCGTTAGCTTGGCGACGCTTATCGACTTTATTTGTTGTTGATCGTATTCTAATTCTACCCATCATGCGTGTTCGCACAACGGTTTCTGTACTAGAATAATAAGCTTGTTTAACTGGAAAGCCTAAAGGTGTTAACCAAAAGACAGGTGTTTTTTGTTCAGCACATAAACGAGCAACTTTCTGCAGCCACTCCATTGCTTTTGGTGCTTTAATAACTACATCACCAATTGAATCCCAAACTTTACCAGCTAAATAAATTGCTTGTTTTTGTCGATCAGTAAATTGTAAATCTTCACCTTTATCAATACGCTTTTGTATATACTCATCAACAAATTCTGTAGCTGAGTAACGTGTTGATCCATATGGTAAAGTCATTACTGATCTTTTTGTTGCTTCTCTTGTAATACCTACTGATTTCCAATTTTGTGAATATGTAGAATCATCTTCATTTAATTTACTTTTAACAACATCAGTAACCATATTATAAATGTCATGTGGTTTATTTGATGATAGTAAATTAACAGCTTCACCACCTACTTCATCACGTAGCATTGCACTGAAGTGCTGCAAGCCATTGCATGAACCGTCTGAATGAACAGATAAATCTGATTTATATGATTTACCTTGTTTTAAATATCCAGCCCACTCAAAGCATGCTGCTAAAAATTGAAATGGTTTATCTGCTTCTTCCCAAAATTTATTTTCAAATGGTACATCAGCACAATGAGCAATAACATCAGAGTGTTTATGTGCCCAAGCAACACGTTCATCAAGTGATACTTTGTCATAACCATAAGTGTTTGCTAAATGTATTGCTAAATATCTTACACCAACATCACCAAGTTCTTTTGATTCACCAAATAATAATAATGCTTTTGCATAATCAGGTCCTTGTGGATTTAAATATGGCGAAACAGGATATGCACGTCCTCTAAAATCTAATGTCCATACAAAATATATGTTTTCAAATTTTTCAAACTTTTCTGCAAGATAAATAGTTTTAGCAAGTGCAAGTCTTTTTGATTTAGTTCTTTCATTTGATGTATAAACAGCGACAGCTTCAGCTTTCCATTTTTTTAAACTGTCTTTATTAACTGCTATATCATGTGGTTTATTTGGTAAATCTAATATTTCGTTATTAATAAGTTTACCTCTTGATCTGTTACCATCATTAAAACAAGTTTTTAATACTTGTAATATTTTTACATTTACTTTAAATTTTGTACGCTGCAGTGCATTGATTGCATTGTAAATTTCAGGCATGTCGTATTGTTTTAAGTTTTCAAGGTAATTCATATGTGAAGTAATACGATGACCTTTAACTAAATAAATACCTTTTGTTTTTCTGTACCCACCATTAAACGGATTAGTCCAATCATTTGGTACTACAACCATAGGAAAATGTTCTGGATTTAAAAACTCATTAAAGTTATTAGAATTTTTAATCCACTCTAATGTTTTGTCTTCGCATACAATAACATTATAAGTTTTACCTCGATATGGTTTAGGTTTTATACTTATTGCACCAGTTGTTTTAATAAAAATATCAAACAATGCTTCGCCAACATGTAGCTTTTCTTTTACAGACCAAGGAATATATTTGTATTCAATTTTCTTTTGTGT